CTCTATGCTGTAGCCTTCCTTGTGCGCCTTCTCTCGAATGCACATATCGTAAGCAGCATTTCGTAATGATCTAGCAAATAACTTGTCAGAGTCTTTGCTATTTTCTTTTAACCACTCTTTAGTTTTTAATGGATGTTCGATAAACCATAGCCACAAGTGTTGCTCTAGGTCTTGTCGTTCAACCATCGGATACTTCCGACAATATTCGGATGCAATTTGTACAACCATGTCTCGATACGTTTCGATAACTTCATAGTCTAGTTTACCACTCATACAATTCACCCTCAACAACAAATGATCTGCCGTTGATTGGGACAACCACTGGAGTTACATTTCCTCTACGAATGTAGAGCATAGTAAATGCCTGTTGCCAGTTGGCAGAACCGGTATTTAGATATGACGCTTGGCTAAGATCCATAAGGTGTCCGACTTCAACTCCGTAGAGACGGTTGTGAATCTTCCCGTTGTATCCTTGGTGTTCGTGTTGAATACCCGCTCGATGTGTATGCCCACAGACAACCGAAGCCCCAATCTTGCGAGCCAAAGATAAAGCCGTGCCACCTGCTTGACGTGAGATGTTGCCTTCATCTCCATGAGCCAGTACCCATCCTGGAGTAAACTGCCAGATACTATCGTGATAGGTAATCTCGTTCTCGCGATAATTGAGTAACTTGGAGTACTCAAGGTCCCGCAAACTGGCGAGCGCAGGTGCGTATTTCTTAACATAGTGTTCGACTCGATCACCGTGGTTGCTCCTCATTGTATGGAATGGCTTGTCTCCAAGTTGTTCCTTGAATTCAAGCATTATCTTTGCAGTCTTATCAAGGTTCTTCTGAAGAGTACCTGCGTACTCACCAGCCGTACCCTTGTTCCAACGTGATGGTTCCGGACTATCAGACTCATCACCTACACAGTACAGTTCGTCAGGTTCGTACTCACCAACAAAGTTCTGTAATGCCCGTACCGCACGTGGATCGTGGTATGGGATTTGCATATCAGGTATTACAATAACGCGTTTCACTTCTTTGTATCCTTACTACTCTCCCATGAACCATCGAGAACCATAATTCCAATTAGTCCATAGTTGCTAATGTCTATGAATGTATCCCGTAACGATTCATAGTTTGCATCCCTACCAGTTTCCATAAGGTTTGCTAGTCTTGCTACCTTGTCGTGCAGACGTACAGCCAGACCATTGATTGCACCACCGGGTGCACGTGAAATGTTTTCTGAACCGTAGTCTTCGTGCTTCTTGATTAGTATCTCTACCGCCTCGTCAGAGGCAGACATAACATCTAGATAGAATGCATCTTGGCTAGTGATTAGTTCTTTACTGGTGGGACGACTACCGTAAGGATCACTTCCCCATGTATCACTCTTGCTTCCCTTACTGTCATACCCAAATTGGTCACCAGCCTTACGGCTGTAGTCACCGTACTCTCCAAATCCGTAGGTGTCAAACCATTCATCCTTCATCTTACTCATACTGCTACCTTCTCCCTAAAGAATTGGTGTCCGTGTTTAATGTACATACTGTTAACATCTTCGCCATCGTTCATTGGTATTACAATTGTTCCTTGGTTTTCCTTCGCAATCTTCTTCGCAAAATCCGAACCAGGCTGATCGCCGTCAGCAAATACATAGATAGTCTGGAAGTCTTGGAGTAATAACGAGTAGTGTCTTTTCCACGAGTTAGCCCCAGGAACGCCAATTGCCGGGATACCACACTTCTGGTGTAATGTGATCGTGTCGATCTCTCCTTCGCATACCGCAATGAAATCACCTGCCTGTTGAATTGCTTGTACGTTGTATAGTCTTGTCTCTACCCCTGGCATACCCATATACTTTGGTTCACTACCATCAATAGCACGGAACCGTATGTCTACTACACCGGTCTCTGTGATGTATGGTATTGCTAGTCTGCCAGCGAATTGCTCATGCCCTAGAAGAGGCTCCTCTACGTACCCTAGGCGGGCTGTATGCGCGTCTTGTAAGGTTATGCCCCTCGTTGCGAGATACGCTTCTGCTCTTTGCACCGCTTGCCCGTAGTGTAGTGCTGCTCTGTCCAGTAATTCCTTCTGCGATCTTGATTGCTTCACGAAATCCTACTCCTTCTTGCTCCATAATTATGCTATACGTATCACCTTTTACCCCACATCCGAAGCAGTTAAACGCATTTTCCTCAACATTTACTGTTGCTGATGCGTGACCGTCATCGTGGAATGGGCAACGTAACTTAACCCAACCGTACTGTTCTCTAACTGTCGCACCGTAGTGTTCCAGTATTGGCTGTATACTGTGCTTCTCCACTAGTACCCTGCCTCACCAAGTAACTTATACCAAACCTCTACTGGCATAGTGGCGTACCACTTGCCAACATCTGTTGTACCCTTCTTCTTGTGGATCACAACACCGGTATCAGCCTTGTCGTTTAACATCTCAACTTCTAATTCACTTAGCCATTGAGATAGTTCCATACGTGCGTGGTTCTTTATCTCAAGGACAACACCAGGTATTCCAGCGATGTCACCGCGATCGTTGCTTCCATTAAGTGATCGTCTTTCAACGTGCTTCCTACCTTTTCCTACTAGCCAGTTAACTACAGCGGTTTCTGCAGCAGTACCTTTCTGCTTGCTCTTACTCACCACTTACCCCCTAGTATTTTAACTGTTCGACAAGGATACATGTCGTCACATTCCTGACATAAGATTGTTTTCTCTTCCTCATCGTCATCATAATCTTCACCAAGTTCATACTCCCAAAGATTGTAAGGCAGATGCAATCTAATTGTATCATCTATCTTACGCTGCAATACCCTTGCCCTGAACACTAGTAGTCACCTCGGTCTATGTAAAGTATCAACGCAAGTAACGCTGTCAACACTATTCCTATTACCCAATCCATCATCTCGCCTCCTCAAGGTCAGCAAGATACATATACTCTGGATTAAACTGTAACCACACAGGCGTATTGCCTGATGGATCAGCCTTTCCGTACCGGTTCTTGACAGATGCTACAGCCATCAACCCTTGGTGTTGTCCGAGAGTTAAGATGAGTGCAGGGATCTGGTTAACCATACCTTGAATAGCATCACGTGACGGACAAGGATCAGCACCATAAGATTCCTTAGTGTGGTGCAGTACAATCACAGCAGAGTTATTCTTACGTGCTATGTACTTGAGTTCCTGAATCACAGATTGCATACCCACGTGACCATCACTACCGCCATTGTAAACATCCATTAAGTTATCTACAATGATTAACGCAGGTGGTTCACCTAACAGTTCCTCGATAGCACTAACCTCATCAGTTATGTCACCTAACCCAGGGTTAGAATCGAATGACCAGTAGATGTGCTTAGCCCTTGTCAATGCCTGACGTGCTACGTCCGGACTCTCACCGATAACTTGCTCAGCCTCACGCTGAGATACTCCCTCAATCATTGAGTACAAACGCATAGCCATAGTATGAGCATTGGTATCAGCAGAGATGTATAGCGTTGGTTCACGCATACGTAGTGCTAGTGCTAGAGCAAGGGTTGACTTACCAGCCCCAGGTTGTGCAGCAATTACTGATACTTCTGAACGTCTAAAGACTACTTGATTGTTTTCAAATGCACGAAAGACCGGTAGCATTGGCTCTCCACCAATGTCCTTACGTCCTACGGACCTACCTAATGTCTTCATTTTCCTCCTTCAAGAATGTGTAGGCAGTTTAATGTCTTTGCCCAGGACATCTGGTTGGTTAGATCGTATTCCATTCTGGGTCTTTCTTAGTTACCCATTGTGGAGTACATTGATCTGGCGTACCCTTAGGTGTTGGACAGAAGTAACCCTTCCATTCACCCTTAGCACCGCTACCCTTACGTGTAACCATAGTACCGTGTGAACAGGAACGAGTTCCTGCTACTAGTGATGTTGGTGCTACCGCCTGTACCGGTGGTGGTACTGGTGCAAACGTAGTCTCTTGTACTACTGTCCCACCTAGCGAAGCAACCACTGTATCGACTGCGCTGTGACTGGGTGGCACTGGCTGTGCACCAGTTAACACCTGCTCTAACGTAGCAATAGCATCCGCAGCACCCTCTGCTACAAGAGCATTGATGTTACTGATTAGTTCCTCGGCACTATCACCACGTGCTGTGACAATCGTACCCTTTGTAGTCTTAACATTGACTACATAGTTTTTCTCTGACATTACTTGCCTTCCTTGTTCCATTCGCAATCTTTCTTAAATCCACACATCTTGCAATGGCTATAGTTAGGAATAAACAGTGCTTCTTTTCTTGCCCTGTCGAAATCACCAACTATTTTCTCAACCATCTCTGTCTTGTAAAAGTCTAACTCAACCAAAGGTGAAGTTACATTCTTACGTGCCATCCAGTATGCACCGTACTGTGGTCGCACACCAAATGTTTTCTCCATTCCCACAGCATACAATGCTAACTGTAGATCTGATGATGGTGTATACATACCCGTTTTCAGGTCAACTATAACCAACTCACCATCAGGAGTTACCATTACTCGGTCGATACCCATCTGTACCGGTACTCCACCCATATCTACCAGCATAGATATTTCAATGGCAGGCTTGCCGTCAGGTGTAGTCCATAAACTCCAGCCTAGTTCACCTGTCCGGAACTTGACCCAAGAGTCCAGCATATTTCTACCCTCTGAGAACCACCAGTTGGCATCTTCACCCTCTGGGTTAGCCTTGGAGGTACGTCCTGCCTTCCTCCACAATGCCTCTTCCTGCCCCGTAGAAGCACCGTGAGCGGTTTTCACCCTATCCCACGTATCTTTCCACACCTCGTCTAGAAAATCTGGTTGTAGAGATTTAATCATTTGCCTACCTCCTCGTAGAATGCCTTGTCAAAGGCTTCAGTAGCCTCGT